GGCCATCCGGCCTAGCGCTCAATCTGCAGAGCGCGAAGTGCGCTCCACAAACTGAGTGGATCAGTCATGCTGAAGTAATTCGGTGTGGTTGTTCCATCTGCGTCCTCTGAAAAGAGGAGCACAGACGTCTTGAACGCGAGTTCAACGTCTGCGGTAGTATGTCTGGTCTCGTAGACCAGGATCGGGAGACGTAAGTCCCGAGTACGACTGTGGAGCTCATGAGCATCCCAGCGGTTGCAATATGCAAGATAAGATCCCTTTCTACCAGGGGTGTGTCCCCAGAAATGGGGGCAGAAAGGTAACTGGGTGCCCGGCCAGGGCCCCAGGGAAAGGGAGGTAACAGAATCTAGGTAATGCCCGAAAGGGTCGATGCTTAGTCCTATTGAGGCAGAAGCGACCGTCCTTCCAAGGGCGAAGTAGTAGAAACCGTTGCTTGACCAAGGAGCTGCCAAGAGCAGATCTCTCGACCGAAACGGTCGGACAGCGGAATAGGTAGGTTGGCACCATCCTAACTTAATAGGAAGCGCAAGCTATATTCTTATCCTCTACATAGAGTAAGGGTAGTATATCCCTCGATGATGTTGATACAGGTATTCCTAGTAGGCGCAAGGCGCTGCAGGGAGTAGAATCCCCAAAAGGGAGGAAATGATCCTGTCGTATCATGAGGTTTAGCTGAACTTTGTTTCCCCTGTGGTAGAAGTCCACCTCGCCAGTTGGGACTGGAGGAAGGGAGCCTTTATTAGGCTAGATCAATTGAGATGACAGGGCGGGGCCCAAGGTCAAATCATAGTATGGGTATATTAACCCCAACGTGAGTCACCCTCACGGACCCTACCAAGGGTGCCTGCGGCCCTCTTTCGAGAGGAAACCGAAGGTTCAAAGCGGTGATAGCTAAAGGCAAAGCTTTTTCTATCATGAAACACTTACTGAATCGTACTCCGAGAGAAATCTCAAAAGTCGTTCAGGGTGCCCACTTTGAATGGCAGACCACTGTAAAAGGTGGTCGCGCCTTAGGAGGAGCCCTGAAAAGGGTACTCTTCCTAAGGGAGGGTGGATTAACGTTCTTTTGGTACTCAGCAGTATTCCGCTACGCAAAATATGTGGTACGCTTACAACGGCGGTCCGGGTGGGCCTATGTGGTCATCTATCTGAAGGCTTCCGCAGTTCTGTTGCAACAGGCTGTCGGGGGCTATAAGATACCAAACACCCGGGACCTGAAGTCCGCGGTTTCACGTACACAAGCTGGAATCCCGAGGATAATTCCTATGCAGCATCGTAAAGCGCTTATGTCCGGAGACATCTGGACCTTTAGGATTTGGTTGACCCTATTTGGGCTCTATCGAGTAATCGATTTCCCAGGTACGCTAAAATTGAGTTCTATTACGGCGCCTTCAACGATGCCCATTGAATTCCTAAGGGATTGGTTTGGATTCTTGGCTGCATTCTGGCCGGTTGCGGTCCGAATGTGGCGGAGCGATCCCCAAGCTCGGGGAGTGAAAACTCTTCGAGTAAACCATGTTATGGCAGCGTCGAAGCCCGAAAGGGGGACGTCATCGTTACCGCTCTGCTCTCTAGGAGAAACTCCTTTAGAGTATTCGGAACGCTTGGCCGCGCTGGTATCACGTGGGGGTGAGAATCCATCCTCTTTAAACCTGAAACCCCGACTCCTTGCGATACTAAAGGGATCGCCAAATACAGGTGGGCAGAGTCCCTCGATCCTCGATCCCAAAGTTAAGGCCCAGCCAACTTCGATCGGAGCAATCCTTTCGGATGTTATGGCTTGGGACCTCTCTGGTAAAACCGAGGACGTGGGATTCCCGTGCCTACTACCATTCTTGCAAGAGTGGTTGACCCTGGTCGAGGACACCGTGGTAACACGGCTATTTGACCTTGGAAGAAAGGCGATAACCCAGATCCAACTGCAACTTCGGAAAGGGCATTACGCCCATGATTTTCCTGGTTTCGGAAGGACGCAAGGCTTAGGCAAACTCGGGTTTAAAGTCGAGCCTGCTGGGAAGATACGTGTCTTCGCTATGGTGGATTGCATAACGCAATGCGTGATGAAACCGGTCCATGACGTTTTGTTTAACATCCTGGGAACCATTCCACAGGATGGGACATTTGACCAGTTGGCTCCAGCCAAGAGGCTGTTAGCCAAGAAAGGTCCGCACGGATCGTACTGGTCTTATGATCTTTCATCTGCCACTGATCGGTTTCCTGCGTTATTGCAGCATGCGGTCTTG